ATGTCTGAGCGAGTCTGCATCATTTGAGCAATAGAATCAAGGAGAAAAGAAGAAGGGAGCAATCATGGCGAAGAAACCGCAGCCCGCACCGGACGCGATCTACACGTGCGAAAGACTTGACAATCCGCTGTTTATGGGCATACGCCTGTATGCCAATCGTCTGGAATTGGATGTCTGCACGACGTACCTGCACCGGTATAAGAAGACCGAAGCATACCAGGTAAGCGACCTGCAGGGCGTGGTGTTGAGGAAGCGCACGGTCACATGGAAATACAGTGCGTTGCGCTCACTGCCACTGAAATTCAAGAAGGCCGAGGACGCGCAGGAATTCTACAATGCCGTGAACAGCCTCTAAAAGCATTAAGCCCCGCAGATTGTGGGGCTTTTATATTGTCTTATAAGTCTTTATAAAGCTTATATTTGCTTCAGGCGCTCGAATACCTGTGCCGTCTGTGCGGCATCGTCGGCGGCCCTATGCCGCTCCGTCTTGGCGATGCCGAAATAGCGGATGAGGTCGAGCAGCCTATGGCGGTCAAGCTGCGGCAAGAGCGTCTGAGAGACTTCCAAAGTGTCATAGAAGCTCACGTCCGGCATGCCGACCCCCACTCTTTCGGCTTCGCGGGCGATGACCGGCAGGTCGAAGCGGCGAATATTGTGCCCTATCCACGTATCATGACCGCAGAAAGCGTAGAACTTTGGCAGCGCTTTGTCGATGGTGGGTTTGCCTTTGACGTCCCGGTCGGTGATGCCGGTGATCTGCGCGACCTTGGCCGGTATCGGAATCTGCGGGTTGACGAGCTGGCTGAATGACGCGACCTTGCGCCCGTGCCTGATTCTCACGGCTCCCAGCTCGATGATTCGAGCGTCACGACCTAGGCCGGTGGTCTCAATATCCACAGCCACGTAATCGTCCTCCACGCCACTATTCGCGTTGACGTGGGTGATTGGTGCCGTTTCCACTGTTGGAGCGTCTGAGGCGGCTTCCGACGATGATTCAGGCGCATTCGTCGCTTGATGCTTATGGCGCGGCTCGGGCTTGAGGAAGAGATGCCAGAAAAACCATGCAAGGGATGCGAGGAGCAGAATCGCAATGATGCTTGTGGCCAGATCGTCCTGCGGTGTGGTGATGGTGTCGTATATGCCGTAGATGCCGGAGATTGCGCACAGCACGGATAGCACGAGGTAAATCAGTTTCTTCATCGCTTCCCCTTTCCTCTCTCCGCTTCAAGCTACCACAGATGGGGGAATTGGAACGCGCCAATTCTTCCTTCCTTCGGCGCATTGGCGCTCTTGTAAAAGAAATATATAAACACATGTAATACATGTATATAGGATATTTAAATATCCCTATGAGTTTTAAAATAATCTATCTCTGTGGGTGTGTTTACTATACCTCATGTGGTATAGTATTTCACATAAGAAAAGCCCTTGGCATGAGGTTTGAAGAGCACGCCAAGGGCAGGAAACGGACTAGCGTCTCCACGTAGAGATTCTACATCTAGGCGTGGAGAGGAAAGCGATGGAAAAGATGGGATACCGCAACGCTGGAGCAGTCTACGAGCTCAGCCGCGCAGGAAAACTGCTCAAGCCGCGAGGCGGCAAGATCACGGTGAACACGATGGCGGAACTCGTGCTAATCGACATGGCGCTCTCAAGCTATGACTGGGACAGCGAACACAAGGAGCCAAGCCGTGACGCGAAGGCCAAGGGCTATCCATGCCGCTACTACACGAAGGGCTGGAAGGCTCTGGCCGAAGACCACGGAATGATGGCACTCTCTCCAGAGCAGGTCATCGGCAAGCCTGAAGAAGAGGTGGAAGCCGCGATGAAGGCGCGCGAAGGCACCGCCAAGGCACGAATCGTCCAAGCATGGAAATTCCTCCGAGACCAAGGACTCATCAAATGCCTACAGCCCGCCACCCTCGGAAAGAACGCCGGATACTTGCTGCTGCTTGGCGACGACGAGGAGAATCTGGCGGTGGAACGGTGGGCGCGCCAATGCCTCGGACTACCAATGATCTGGTGAGTCGTGCCCATCCGTGCCCACATTTTGCCCACACTTTTCCGGTAATTGCAGTGAATTGCAGTGAATTGGAGTGAAGTACAAACCATGCGGGAACCGTTGGAAAAACAAGAAAACCCGGCATACTAGCCGGGTTTCCAAAAGTGCCGCCAGCGGGAATCGAACCCGCAATCGTTCAACGGTCAACCCCCACCGATTCCAACGTTTCCGAAACATTCTCGACGGTCTGCGCCCACATTTTGCCCACATCCTGCGAAAACAGCAGACCGCCCATGCGCTCCGACAGGTCGTCCAGATCCTCGTCGAACAGGTCGGCGTACACGTCCAACGTCATCGCGGCCGACTTGTGGCCGAGCTGCCGCTGCACGGTCTTGACGTTCGCACCGGACTGCACCATGAGGCTCGCGGCGGTATGCCGCAGGTCATGGATCGTCATATGCCCTCGCTCGATGCCGGCCCTGCGCAGCGCGACCGCGAACCAGCCATCGCTCCTGGTCGGATTCCAACCGTTCGTCATGGGCTCGTCCAACGGCTTGCCTGGAGCCGTGAAAAGAAAATCCGACGGGCCACGTCCGTTGCATTGCTTGGCAAGCAATGGTCTGAGAATCTGCGGGAACATGACGGAGCGTCCCTCATGGGTTTTCGGATCCGTCTCCACCATTTCGCTGGACAGTCTGGTGATGCTACGCCAGATATGGAGCCTGCATCGTTGCAGGTCAACGTCCTCCACCCGCAGGGCGACGAGTTCGCCCCATCTCATGCCGCACAATCCCAACGTGAGCACGATAGGCTCACGCCAGCCACAATGCAACGCCACACGCGAGAGTTCGTCGGCTGTCAGATACACGTGTCGTCTGCGCTGTTTGCGTGGCAGTTCGATGTTGTCGCATGGGTTGTCGTGGATGCACTTGTCCTCCTTCGCCCTCTCCAAGAGGTTGCGCAGGAGGTTTTCGGCGCGGATGGTCACCGACGCGCTGCGCCTGCCGGCCAGATCGGTGACCCACCGCTGCACCTCGCCCCTTGTGATGGACTGGACTTCACGCACACCCCATTGCGGCATGACATGCACGCGCCAAGCATCCTCCAGTGACTTGACATAGCTTGGCTTGGCCTTGGTCTTTTTTGCGGCCAGCCATGGCCCCCAGAAGTCCTCCACGAGTCTTCTTCCGGCCTGTGGGTCGATGTAGGCTCCGACGCTTTTCGCGGTGGTCACGTTGGCCGCGCCCCACGCATCCGCGTCCATCTTGCGGCGGAATCCTCTTTTGCCTGTGGGCGTTCCGTCCGGTTTGCGGTATCTGACTTCGTATCTTTTTCCGTCTTTGGTGGCGTATTGGCGGATGGTGTAGGCCATGCTGGTCTCCTTTGCTGACATGGCCGATTATATAAGAGAGGCGGAGCCTTGCATTGCCCGGCTCCGCCTTGTCCATCGTGTCAGCAAAGGACGTTCTCCAGTCTAGTGTGCGACACGCCAAACTTGATTATTACCGCACTTGCGGTAATATGAGAGTGTCAGCAAAGGAAAGGAACACGAAAATGGCACACTACGACATCACCCACACCTGCGGACACGACGAACGCATCGAACTCTTCGGCAAGACCAGCGAACGCGAACGCCGCATCGAATGGCTCCAAGAGCGCCCCTGCACGGAATGCTGGAAGAAGGAACGCGCAGCCGAGGCCGAAGCCCGCAAGAACAAGGAAGCCGCCATGATCGTCGACAAGCTCGGCAACGACGCCGCGGACGCCGTCAACGCCCTCTCCAATGCCACCTGCACCTTGGAAGGCAGCGCAAAGCAGGTCGCATGGGCCGAGGACATTCGCTCCAAGTGCATCGCCCGGGCCCTCGATCGGTTAAGCGACCTTGTGTCACGCCTCCCCGGCGAGGCCACCGCCCAGCAGTCCGCCGCCCTCGCCGCCCGCTGCAATGCCATCGTCTCCGTGATCGCCAACAAAACGTCGGCGGCATGGTGGATCGATAACCGTGACGACATTGACAAGGCGGTCGTGCGCGAAGCCGTCAAGTCGCTCGCCTGACCAGAGCAAAATGTGATATAATGGCGTTGTCGCACCGGAATGTCGAGTGTCCGGTTGAAACAGCTTCGGCTCAATCCGAGGCGCGTGGATTGAAATTATGTGCAATATGTGTGAATCGAAAAATGCATATCAGGCATGTTTTGATGTCGCAGAACGCCTCGGCTTCGGTCGGGGCGTTTTGTTTTATCGAACGCATGGACGAAAAAACAACATGGAGGTACACGGATGACTTTGCGTGCGATGCGCGAACGTGCCGGATTGGCGCAGCAGGATCTGCGCGCGAAGGTCGGAATCAATTCGGTTTCGTATTTTTGGGCTTTGGAGGCGTGGGACTGCACGCCTCGTCCGAAGCGCGCACGGGATCCGCATACGATGCGTTTGGATACTGCGAAAAGGGTGTCCGAGGCGCTTGGCGTCTCCCTTGACGAGCTGTGGGATGGTTTAGATTGATTTCCACGGCG